CGTTTGCTCCTTGATGTGCCATTGGATCGCGGAATAAATCCTGCAGCAGAAGACAATGAAGCACTTCGATGTGCATGTGCAAATGGCCATACGAAAATTGTTCGTTTGCTCCTTGATTTGCCGCTAGACCGAGGTGTTAATCCTGCGGCAGACGATAATTACGCGATTCGGTCTACGATCCACCGCGGACGCACGGAAATCATTCGTTTGCTCCTTGAGTTGCCGTTGGACCGTGGAGTGGATCCAGCAGCACGTGCCAATGAAGCACTCCGATACGCATGCGTAAGTGGCCATACGGAAATTGTCCGTTTGCTCCTTGATTTGCCGTTGGACCGTCGAGTTGATCCAGCTGCGCAAGACAATGATGCACTCCGATACGCATGCGCAAGTGGCCGTACAGAAGTTGTTTGTTTGCTCCTTGAGCTACCGCCAGACCGTGGAGTGGATCCAGCAGCACGTGACAATGAAGCACTTCGATCTGCAAGCGGTAGCGGACATACGGAAATTGTTCGTATGCTCCTCGAGCTACAGCCAGACCGTGGAATAAATTTAGCAGCGCGCTGAAGCATTTCGACTCATGGAACCAGAAAGAGGTTAAGAAATGCAATGAACCGAACATTAACAAAATATTAAGGTGAACCTTAAGTTTTTGATTCGTTTTGTTAAGCCGGAACGTCTATGTGGGGGTTCCGCAGACTGGAGGAGGTTTAGGAACATTGCCAACTGAAGTCGCAACCGTGCACATTGCTGCAAAATCAGACGGTCCCAACGGATCCGCCCAAAGCTGCAAATTTTGCACGAGCCCTGTCATGGGAAATGCGCAATACCGCCCAAACCACTGATTTTCACCTGGAACCATGTAGGGCATTCCGCGCAACAACATTGAGCTGTAGAGGCGACAGTTTAAATACACATCCAGGGACCGACCGTTGCAAACGATACCCATTGTTAGCGGCGTATTGAGTGGCAAATCTTCGACCGTCATGCTTTCGAGCCACATGACATCTGTTCCCGAAATGTCTTGTCCCCGTGTGTGCACAAACACGTGAAGATCGTTCTTAAATTTGTCCAACAAGAGTCCGGGATTCATACGGTCGGGCAATCCAAGCTCTTTGTATGCAATGTCTGCACTGGGTGGCAAATCTTCGAGTTGGATTCCAGCATGACCCGTTGGTCCCGCGGTTGTTGGAATGGTGAGCCCACATGCAGTATTGGACCCGCGGTGCAGCACATGTCGAAAGCGACCGGGTGTGGGCGTCCGTGAGTCGCCAATGACAAGTTGAACTGCCATGGAATATTGCGATGCAAGCACGGTTGGGGACAGAGATGCGGGAACAATCAGATTTTCGTCGCTGCCAACGGTTGTCCAAAAACGTTTTCCTGCACGAGCCGTCGCAGACGGGCCTGATACGGGATTGATTGGCAAAAAATGCCAGCGCGAGTCTGCTGCAAGGACGATTGTGACGATTCCGACTGCAATGGCAAGAGCGATGAACAAATATTTTCCCGTTGCAGTGACGGGGCCAAGAACTCGAACAAGTGTTACTGCATCCATTCTGATTGCTATTACGGATTTCTCTAACCCCCATTTTGAGATTGGCGTTCAACAACTTTCAGAATATTTTTGCATAAACATCGTTGATGTTTTTCCCTAAAGAAATGTTAATTCACGAACAATTTTGATGCCCCTCCGCTTAAAAATTGACGCATGCTTTAATTTCTGTTTCCGTAGTACCATGTCCCACAATGTTTATACAAAACCAAAACTGCAGGTGCATACATTTATGGACACACATCTGGACAAAATTTTGCCATGGATTGATAGATTCTTTGCACAGCTTGATGAACGTTTAATTTCAATTGATGCATACAAGCAATATTTTAAATCACTTGACAATGAATCCCAGCACGCACATGCCAGGATTTTTATTCGAACACTCAATTCAATTACACCTGAAGACCAGCATTTTGAGCGCACAAAACATGTAGTTGAGCCTGAGCCCGTTGCATCGCCAGAAGAAACAACGCGCGTGGCGGATTTATTTGCACGCCAACAAGAAATCAAATTGCAAATGGATGCATTGCAAAAGGAAAAACACGCAAAATACTTCGCAGCTTGCCGCATGTGCACGTGTTTGAATTTATTTCTGTAGACAGTTGCTCACATGGACAATTGCTTCACAGGTTTCAATGTACTATTTGCCAACACATTAAAAAGTGTATGTGTGATACATGTATAGCGCCCATGGTGCGTATGTTAATGTACAAAACAAAAACAAACAATGTTTTTTGCAACCGTGGTCGAAAAAATGACCCTCATCTTCCATCGCTAAACCAACGTATGCTTTCCGAATTCACCAATCTCATCTCGCTCGTGGTAGCATACGTGCTGCCAGAATCATGGAATACCATGGTGCGCATGCAAGTTGCAATGATTGTGTCGCAGATTGCACAGGCACTTGTAACCAAGATGCAACACGTGACATGGGTGGGTCGCTGGTGGCAGCAAAACGAAATCGTGATTATCAACGGTGAAGGAGAAAGCGGCCTCTACGCGCAAGTCGAAGATTATCTCGTCAGCACATTTGGCATCAACATCAAATCCTACGAACTCCAGTCGAAACGGGGTGACATGGCGCTTTCAATTTACGAACCGATCACACTTCAAACGGTCGAACAAGGTGAAGTTATCCGTATCACAATTACACACGAAACGTCGCAGCAACCTTCAACAACATTTTCGAAAAAACGTATCCGTTTTACCTCCAAATTGCCCATCTCCGCAATTCAAGCATTTATCAAGAAAATTGCTGCACAGAAAATTGTTAGCAATGTCTTGACGATTTATCGAACGTGTCGCAAAAAAGAGGACAAACGCGAGCACGTTGAATGGGAGGCAATCGACATGAAAACGAATAAAACGTACCATAATACCATTTATTCGGATGAAATTCATACACAGTTGTTCGATGATGTGAAATACTTTATTGAACATGAAGATGAGTGGGCACGCCGAGGCACGGATTACAAACGGGGCTATTTGCTGCATGGTCTGCCAGGTACAGGCAAAACAAGTGTAGCCAAAATTCTCGCGAATATGTATGACCTTCCCGTGTTTATTCTGGACATTGCGAACCTTACGGACGATGAGTTAATGTCCTTGGTGACCGACATTAATTATTTTACGCACAATCGACGTTATATTCTGTTAATGGAGGATTTGGACCGCACAACAATCTTTGATGATGAGTACGATCGATATGGCAATCGACGTTCAAAGGTGTCTGGGCCGTCTCTTCAAGCATTTCTGAATGTGCTGGATGGCATGTTGAACCCGTTTGGACGTATCTTAATTATTACGGGGAATGATGTGACCAAGTTCCGTCAGTGCGCGGTAGCATTTCGACCAGGACGCATTGATCGAGAGATTGAGTTTGGGCATTGCACTCCCAATCAAACCCGTCGATTGATTGAACACTTTTATAATACTGAAGGAGTGAGTGAGGTGGCGAATCGCAAGATAACACCTGCAGAGCTCGTCAAGTTAATGCAATCGCATTCGAATGTAGAGACGCTCATGGAACAACTTGTTGTGCATGAGAGCAAGGTGTCGATGGAGGATGTGGATGGAGGACTTCTTGGGGCGAGTCAAAAGCTGAGTTCACGTCGTGTGATAAAAAGTCAACGACCCGTCACGCGCATTCACAAGCTACAGCAACATGTGAAATGTACACTCAAACGAATTACGGATGGTGTCAAGGCAATGAGCACGCTTGACGAACTCAAAGAGCAGTTAGAAATGGAGACAGTGAAACAGACTCTCAAAACAGAAGCGGAGAAAAAACGTTTGGCGAAGGCTAAAACTGCAGCGTCGAAGGCTGCCAAAACTGCTGCCAAAACTGCTGCCAAAACTGCTGCCAAACCTGCTGCCAAACCTGCTGCCAAACCTGCTGCCAAACCTGCTGCCAAACCTGCTGCCAAACCTGCTGCCAAACCTGCTGCCAAAACTGCTGCCAAAACTGCTGCCAAAACTGCTGCCAAAACTGCTGCCAAAACTGCTGCCAAAAAGCCAATCACGCGTCAAAAAATTATTTACTGACGCACATTTTCGCGGAATTCTGGGGATTTGACCGATGTTTGGGTGCGAATTCTTTCGTTGGATGTTGGCTTTCATGTTTTTTGACCACCACATTCAGCTTCCATAAGACTGACAGCAGCTGACAAAAATTGACGCGCACACAATGACATATTCAACGGCCAATGCAACCATGTAGTATCCTCGTTCAGCGTTTTCCCCGTCAGTTGTCAGATCCATTTAAAATTCGGTTGGAGGATCATGCATGGCAAACGATCGATGTTCAAACGCCAGAGAAAATTGAAATCAAACTTAAAGAGCGTTTTCAATGTTCACGATTGCGCAAAGTGTTTTATGGTGCAGGTGTAGCCATTGCGTACGGAGATGAGGACATTCAACCAAGTTCTTTGTTGTCTGGATATTTTTTAGTTTCGAACAAATTTCCGCCATGTCGTTGGAGAATACGCGTATTCAATGAACCAAAAGTTCATTCGTTTCAATTTATTTGTTATATGCCCGACATTCAAGTAAAGGAATTATTTGGCAAAAATGGGCTGGATTTTAAATTAAATGGGAAAGTGTGGTGTTTTCGTGAAGGGTGTTTTTCGTGAAGCGGGCGGGCGGGTTGTGGGGCCCAGGTGGTTCAATTCTATTTCGGGCGATTACCAGATAGTTAAGGGATTTGAATTGTATGAATACGAGAGTTGGAGTGCTACGAAAAAGCAAAAACAAGATTAAACATGGACATTAAACATGGACTGTAATATAACGGTTATTTCGTGCAGGTTTTGGTGTGTTCCGTATGTCCAGCGGTTGAGGCTCACGGGTGATCTCGTGCATTTTGTGGAGGTTTTGGTGTGTTCCGTTTGTCCAGCGGTTGAGGCTCACGGGTGATCTCGTGCATTTTGTGGAGGTTTTGGTGTTTTCCGTATGTCCAGCGGAATGGCTTAAGGCCCTGCGAAACTTTGATCTCGTGCATTTTTGTGGAGGTTTTGGTGTTTCCGTATGCGGGCGAAGTGGCCCTGCGGAACGTTTGATTCGTGCGTTTTTGTGGAGGTTTTGGTGTTTTCCGTGTGTCCAGCGGAGTGTCTTGAGGCCCTGCTAAACTATGATCTCGTGCATTCGTGCATTTTTTGGTGTTTTTTGTGTGTCCAGCGGTTGAGGCTCACGTGAAATTTCGTGTATTCGTGCAGTTTGGTGTGTTCCGTGTGGCCAGCGGTTAAAGTTCACGGGAAATTTCGTGCATTCGTGGAGGTTTTTGGTGTTTTCCGTGTGTCCAGCGGTTGAGGCTCACGGGAAATTTCGTGCATTCGTGCAGTTTTGTGGTGTTTTCCGTATGCAAGCGGTTAAGGCTCACGGGAAATTTCATGCATTCGTGGAGGTTTTGGTGTTTCCGTATGCCCTGCGGTGCATTCGTGCATTTCTTGCATGATTCCGTATGAACACAATACAAAAATATTGCAATTAGGGTTAAATGCAGGAACACACGACACGTTCATTGCACAACATTTCCATTGCAGCATCCGTTCGCAGAACGAGTTGGTATCCTTCAATTCCACCGTCATTCACTACAGGTCCAGAAACAACATCACATGTTGACCCAATCCACGTTTGATTAAACCGACGCAGAGATGCATTGCGAAGTGTACGCAAGCTTGATACTGTATGCTTAAAATCCGCATCACACGTCTCATACCTATGATGTTTTAGACCATCAAATAGAACGCGGGGCCACGCCACTACTGCGGGTTTTGATATGTGTGGAATATGTTTTTGTTGAGCCCAAGCGATTGCTTGTTCTAATTGAGTTGTTACATATAAACCTGGACCGAAATCATGATTTCTGACAGGCGACCAGCTATAACACGGGTCTACGGATTCGACATGTGCTTGGGTCGTTCCATGGTACAATGTAATATCCCCCAATAGAATCGCTGGAACTTCTGGAACTGGAACTTCTGGAGCTGGAACTTCTGGAACTGGAACTTCTGGAATCGCTGGAACGTTCATCGACATTAGATAATTGTGGACCCAATACGGAATATCTTTATGCGCGAGTTGTGTTGGCGTCAAACCTTCAATATATGCAACAATAATCGGAGCACAAAGAATTTCAAGCTGTTGCGCACGAGTGCCGACAAGACGCGCGACCAACGGCATTATGAACCTCTCTGTAACCATGTCGATAACATTGTCTGGCATTCCAACGCTCATTAATTCTGCTTGACATTCATCTTCTTCAAAGTCAATAATACCAATTCGCTGAAGGCGCGTTTTTATTTCTACTGTGTTCATTTTTACTGTGTTCATTTCTACTGCGTTCATTACACGGGAAAGTCTCTTGTCAATTTTTGGCTAAGAGGCTCTCTTGTACCGTTTACATGCCGCTCCAAGGTGAAACGGACATAATTAAGGGCCCAGAACCAAACGCATCGCACGAAAACAAGTGCGACTACTGTCCCAAGTGCAATGTGATTGCTGGCGCATAATCAACACCTGAAATTAATCCGTCTGCGACCTTTTCTAAGATTTCAGGCTTAAGAATTGGAATATTTTGTATACGTCTGCGAATTGACGGCTTCATCAATACATGATGAAACGCGAAATGTGGTGGATTTCCATTTGCATCACTTTGCTCTTGTGCTACTCCAAACATATTGTATGTCTTGCCACCAATCAAGCCTTTGAAATATTTACCCGAAAAAATGCTTTTAATATCGGGATTTGCATAAATTTCATCATTAAAACTATTGAAAACCACTGTAAAGAAAATGGCCAGATCGAGTCCAGGAGTGCATTCAATTTGGTCCAACTCATCCACATCAATATCGTGATAATGGAGTCCTCGAAATTCAAGGGAACTATATCCAAAATCAATTAACTTAATGTTGCCTGCTGCATCCATCATAACATTTCCATAATGAAGATCGCGATGTGTGTAGTTGTATTTTCGTTTGAGAACGGCGAGTGTGTGGCCCAATTGCTTTAAAAAGGGTGCAAACCACTTCATCTGTATTCCGTGTTTGTGATTGACGTAACTTGCAAACGTGAACTGAATGGGTTCCATGAGAATATACAACGTCATGGTATCGCCGAGAGGTCCGAGGCCAACGGTTTTTGGATCGCGAAAAAGCTGAAGTGGACGACAAATGTTTGAGCCAACATCGGGGTCACAAACAAGAATGGTTTGAATAAATGTTTCAATGAAGATGTTGCGAAGTTTCTCTTCGAAAAATTCCGCCTTTCTCGCAATTGTCCGAATGTGTTCGGGAACTGTAATCGTTATTGATTTGTAAATGCGACGACCATCTTCAGACCTATACATGGCACCAAAGGATCCTATTTCATGCGGATTCTGTGGCGCTAACACATTGAAATTGTGCTTACCTGACCGCGCTAAACTTTTCTTGGAGATTGCGTCTTCTACGCGTTCAAACGGTGCTAACTGTCGGGCTTCCGTGATGAAAAAGGGCTTTAAGTTTGTCTCGTATGCTGCCTCCGCGGACAAGTGTTTAATGATCTCGTTGACATCGCGTTTCCCGAGAACTGCTGCAAATGCAGTAACAATGGTGTGATTGAGTAGCGCGTCATCGTCCGTTTTAGTTCGCCGGGATGGCAAATTTGTGCCGGGCTTGAACATTGGTAATTCTGTCGGAGGGTGCAACGTTCGAACCGGTCCTGTAGGTGGGCGTTTTCGAGTATTAAAGGTGTATGTACGATTTGCATTGCGAAATGTTTTCCTGCGAGTTGTTTCTGCCATAAACTTGGGGCGACCTACGAGACTCTCTGGGGGTATTGCAGTGGACTTTGCAGTGGACTTTGCAGTGGACTTTGCAGTGGACTTTGCAGTGGACTTTGCAGTGGACTTTGCAGCCGATTTCGCGGTCATCGTTTCAAATCTCGCTATCGTGTCTTGAATACGCGCAAGAAGTTCGGGTGGTAGACCTGCTGAATTTATGGACAACACGGTGCGACCGGCATCCACGATTGCACTGCGCAATTTATGAAATCGAGCGTCTGACAACATCCGAATGACAGACTCACGAGACACCAATTCAAACAAAATGGTCGTATGTTCACCTCGCATGTGGCTTGACCGCGCGGTTTTGCGAAGGCGTGCTGTGCTATTGATTGCAGTTAGCTCTCGTCGAATTATGCGAAGAACCTCATCTTCTTCACTCTCTGCCATCTCTATGCTACGACATTTTTTTTCTGCCGAAAAATTGAAAGATCCCCAAAATTGACGCCCTGTTCTCGACGGATTCCGCAAGTAGACATGGCAGACGTAATTATCGGCATTGATCTTGGCACGACCTACAGCTGTGTGGGTGTTTGGAAAAACGACGGTGTGGAAATCATCGCAAACGAGTCCGGTGAACGTACATTTCCATCCATGGTAACCTTTACGGATACGGAACGACTTATTGGAGCCCCTGCCAAGGCTCTCGCATCCACCTGGTCGCGCTCAACCATTTTCGATGCCAAACGGTTGATCGGTCGCCCCTTCAATGATCCACTGCTCCAAAACGACATCAAGCATTTCCCGTTTCCCGTCAAGGCAAGCGACCAAGGAAATCCGCTCATTGTCGTCGAAACCAAGGATGGTCAAAAGGAATTCACGCCCGAGCAAATCTCCTCCATGGTTCTCCAAAAGGCCAAAACGACCGCGGAATCCTTTCTTGGACACCCTGTTCGTCGCGCGGTTGTTACGGTTCCCGCATATTTCAACGATGCCCAACGGCAGGCGACCAAGGACGCCGGTACTATTGCGGGTCTGACGGTTGAGCGTATTATTAATGAGCCCACGGCGGCAGCGCTTGCATACGGACTCGACAAGCAAGACGTCAAGGGCGAAACGTTCGTGCTAATCTTTGATCTTGGTGGTGGCACCTTTGATGTGTCACTTCTGGCCATCGAAGATGGCGTCTTTGAGGTCAAGGCAACCGCGGGCGATACGCACTTGGGTGGAGAGGATTTCGACAACTTGGCTGTCGATTATTTCGCGGAAGAATTCAAGCGCAAGACCCGCATTGACATCCGTGAGAACCCCAAGGCCATGCGGCGTTTGCGCACGGCTGTGGAGCGTGCAAAGCGCATTCTGTCGACATCGTCAGAAACGCAGATTGAGGTTGATGCACTCGCGGAAGGTCAGGATTTCAGCACGACGTTTACGCGCGCGCGGTTCGAAATGCTGTGTGATGGGCTCTTTCGCAAATGTTTGGTGCCCGTCGAAAAAGTTCTCAGGGATGCCAAGATCGCCAAGGAAAAGGTTCATGAAATCGTTCTTGTGGGCGGGTCTTCGCGTATTCCCAAGGTGCAACAGATGCTCAGCGACATGTTTGGTGGCAAGGCGCTAAATAAGAGCATCAATCCGGATGAAGCCGTGGCATTTGGTGCTGCTGTGCAGGGGTCTATTCTCGCGGGTGTGAAATCGGCCAAGACATCTGAGCTCATTCTGCTGGATGTCGCACCTCTGTCGCTTGGTCTTGAAACCGCGGGTGGTGTTATGACACACATCGTGAAGCGAAACACGACGATTCCGGTCACCAAGAGCCAGATCTTCAGCACGTACGCGGACAATCAGCCGAGCGTCAAGATTCAGGTGTTTCAGGGCGAGCGTGCGCTAACGCGCGAGAATGACAAATTGGGCGAGTTCGATGTGGCGATTCCGCCAATGCCACGCGGTGTGCCGCAGATTGTGGTGTCCTTCAAGGTGGATGCCAACGGAATTCTGTCTGTTACTGCCGAGGAAAAGTCAACGGGTAAATCGAATTCGATTACGATTCGCAATGATCGTGCACGGTCCAAGGAAGACATTGAGCGCATGGTTGCAGAGGCTGCACAATATGCCGAGGCAGACAGGGTTGTCATGGAGCGGGTTGAAATTCGCAACCGTGCCGAGGGATTTCTGTTTGGTGCGCGCACGGCAGCTCGCGACGCAAAGGTTGGCGAAAGTGACCTTGCGGCGGTTGAGAAAACGGTCGAAGATGGATTGCGGTGGCTGGATGAACACCGCGAAGCCGACGGGGCTGAAATCAAGGAGCAACAGACTGCATGGGAGAGTGTTATTCACCCCATTATGATGAAGGGTGCTGGTGGCGGTGGTGGTGGCGGTGGTGGTGGCGGTGGTGGTGGCGGTGGTGGTGGCGGTGGTGGTGGCGGTGGTGCTGGTGATGCTGCTGCTGGAGCTGGTGGAGCTGGTGGAGGTCCTCGCGTTGATGAGGTGGATTAAAACCCTTTTCCACGCTTTTCCATGCGTTTTCCATTTTTTGTCCCCGAAACGGGTTTCTTCACACGCAAGCCAACACTTTCCAGACATCTGATGCAGTAATGAATTTCGACAATGGGATAAATCTTGCGATAGCTTGGGATCGCGTCCGAGCAACCGACAGTTTTAACACGGTAATTGCCCGCCCACCCGCCGAAGCAACAGATTCCACGGAACCAGTTATCCGCTCAGAGATCGCGGCATGCGAATCATTTGTATAAATTTTTTGACGCGCCCACGGAAATCTTGCAACGCATCGGTATTTTGAAAAATTGACAGGCCCTCTCCGTTCCTTTTGGATGTATGATCGAACTGGAAACAGAACATCGTTCGCTGCAGCTTTTGCGAGCTATTGCACGCATACCCGTGTCCTCGCTTAATACTGCGTTTAAAACTGGAGATGTTGCTCATGTGTGGTTAGCGCTTGAATCTGGTGCCATCATGGACTCTGGCATGTTCTTGAGGGCGTGTTTGCTGGGAAAAACAGAAATTGTCAGGATTGGTCTGGAACGAGGCGTTCATCCAGCCGCAGACGACAATTTAGCTCTTCGATTCGCAAGTAAAAACGGGTACACAGAAATTGTTCGTTTGCTCCTTGATTTGCCGTTGGAAAGAGGAGTTGACCCATCAGCATCGGAGAATTACGCACTTTATTACGCATGTTATCACGCGCACACGGAAATTGTTCGTTTGCTCCTGGCGCTACCACAGGAAAGAGGCGTGAATCCTGCTGCACGAGACAATGAAGCACTTCAATTTGCATGCAGATTCGGTCATACGGAGATTGTTCGTTTGCTCCTCGATTTGCCGTTGGAAAGAGGCGTGAATCCAGCCGCACGAAACAATGTATCACTTCGGGTCGCAAGCGAAAACGGACACACGGAAATTGTCCGTCTATTACTTGAGTTGCCAACGGAAAGAGGCGTGAATCCAGGTGCATGCGACAATTACGCACTTCGATTTGCATGTCGTAACGGTCGAATAAAAATTGTTCGTTTGCTCCTTGATTTGCCGTTGGAAAGAGGCGTGAATCCAGCAGCAATAGGAAGACCGATGTCTTTAGCGCACACTTTTTAATGTTTATGCGTTATTCTGCATGTTTTGAAAGCATTTTATGCATTTATGTGACAAAATGTCTAAAATGTTTTAGCCTAAAACATCAT